AAAAAAATTCCAGACTGGAATATTGAAATTCATTTTAAAGGTGCTGTATTAAGAAGCAATGCGTTTGGTCAAAACAACCCGGGCAATCCAGAATTAGATGCGATGGCGGCAGATATGAAAGCAAAACAAGATGCTATGGCTACGGAAGACCGTTACGATGAACCAGCAAATGATTCAGAAGAGGATATGCTTGAAAATCAAGTAGCATTTATTAAGTATGCTGTAGATGAAATTCAAGACTTTGTTAAAGCAAACGGTGACTTCCCTGAATGGTTCCAAAACAAATTCACCAGTGTTCACGAAAACGTAAAAACATTACACGCATTTATTGAAGGCGAACGTAACAAAGAAAAACGCAAAGAAATGATTGCTATGAAAGATCGTGAAGATGATTACTTTGAAACATTAGAAGACAAATTAGCACAAGAAGCAGAAATTAATTGGGCAAAGCCAGATGATCCTACATATTACGTAAGAATTAAAGGCGGAAAACCAATGATTGAAATTACCGCAGGTAAATTTGCACCTGTTATTCCTAGTAAGAAATGGCAAGAAATCACTCCAGCAATTTCTGATAAAGCATACAAGCAAGGTTTTAGAACTGCACCAATTGAAGGCGTTGATGGCAAAAAGTATCAAGCACTTGTTGGTTGGTTAGAAAGTAAGAAAACTGAAGTAGCATTTGTTAGTGCTAAAGATTTTGTAGAACTTAAAAATCCAGTTAAATCGTCAGAAGTTCCAAGCGATGCTGGACCCGACGGAGGCATGAAATAATGAGTAACAGCGGCGACTTTTATGATATTTTAAACAAGTTTAACGACCTAGGCATTAAAAACGAAGGCTTAACTGTAGATGTTCCTACAAACGCTAAGGCACCACAATCAAATGATACAAATCCTGTACACCACGCATCTGTTGTTAATGAAAGTGTAGCAGGTAAACACATTCCGGGAGTAAGTGATACAAGTGCAAACGACTTTGCGGCACTTGCTGGTGTAAGTAAACCTACACAAAGACCACAACCTGCCAATCCAAATCCAAATTCATATAACACTACTTCGCAATCAATTGAGCAGAGATTAACTGCTATTGAAAATCGTTTAGAAAGTATTTTTGAATCTGTTTCTTTACTTGCTGAAAAAATATCTCCGCAAGAAAAACAACAAAAAATGTCAGACTACGATGCTAAGAAGAAAGCATTACAAGACATTGCTTCAGATCCAAATACTGATAAAGATCCAGAACTCAAAAAAGAACTAATGCGTAGAAAAGCACGTTTAGAAAAAACTAAAGAATCTATTAACAGTTCATTATCTAAAGAGTTCGAAGCATTCCTTAAAGATATTTAATTCTACCAGATCTATAAAATCTGCTTGACAGATTAGATAAATCATTATACAATAACATCATTATTAACCAAGGAGTAACTAATGAGTGATCGCGTATTTGGCGCAGACGAGAAAGCCAAACTAATTCAGGTTGTCAATGAAGGTGTAACTGTACTAACTGAAGTGCAGGACTTACAAGAAGGCCTTCGTGATACAGTAAAAGCAGTAGCAGAAGAATTGGACATTAAACCGAGTTTGATTAACAAAGCAATTAAGATTGCACAAAAAGGTGAATGGCACAAAGCCGTTGACGAATTTGATGATCTTGAAACAATTATGGTTACAACTGGCAAGGACAAACTGTAATTGCAAAAGATTAAATCGTTTTGGTTACACAGTTATAATACAGATCGAATAGCATTTTTCTGTGAACTTATTAGTTTTATCTTTACTGTAGGAGCAAGCCTAACACTTGCTTTTACAGCAGATAATCCTGATATGACTATTGTGTACCCAGGATTTTTTATAGGCTCACTAACAGCAATTTATGCCTACTATAGACGTAAACTTGCTTGGCCGATGACACTAACAATGTACTTTGCTGTTGTTAATGTTTTTGGATACGGTGTTGCCGCAGGCATTTGGTAAAAAAAGGCACAAAAAGACTTGACTTTAGGCAGTTTTTTAAGTAAAATTCTAAATAGTAGTGTAGAAGGTTAGCAAGCCATAAATTGCACACATAGGTTTTTGTCAGCCGCAAGTGACATATAAAGGAAAATATTATGCAAGAAAAATCTTCTGATTTTTTTAAAACAAACAAGTACGTTCACGTAAAAAATCTATTACCTGTTGATCTGTGTCACATTGCTTCACAATACGCAATGTTTCAATTAGAACAAGACTTTGAACCAGAAACAGGACAAACAGCACAAGTACCCGGAACACATTCAAAGTATGGCGACTTATTAATGGAAACACTACTGTTGTTTTCAACTCCATACATTGAAGCAAACACTGGATTAAAATTAATTCCATCATACTCATATTATAGAGTGTACAAGCCAGGTGACGAACTACATAAACATAAAGATCGTCCGGCTTGCGAAGTTACAGCAACCGTTACATTAGGATGGGGTTATAGAGATACACAAGAAGGCTGGAAATGGCCAATCTTAATTACAGATCAAAACCAAGAACAGAAATCATTTAGTTGTGATCTAGGCGACGGTGTAATATATCGCGGATTAGATTTAGAACATTGGAGAGAACCGTTTAATGCTGGTGAAGGTTCGTTCCATATACAAGTATTCCTTCACTACGTTGATGCAGACGGTCCATATGCTAAAGACCATGCATTTGATGGAAGAAAAGGACTAGGGTATCCAGAGCCCGGCAAATAGGAGAAAATATTGAGTTACGTTGACGCACTTTGGGATCGTGATAAAGATATCATCAAAGTTGTAGAAAGAAGCAAGAAAGGCGAACGTGAGTTCCGTGAGTTTCCTGCACGATATGTATTCTACTACGGTGATGCCAAAGGTAAAGCAAAAAGTACATTTGGTGATAGTGTAAGCCGTGTAGTATGTAAAACCTGGAAAGACTTTCTTAAAGAACAAAAAATTAACAAGCATCGTGGATTGTTTGAAGCAGACATCAATCCTGTATATCGATTGCTTGAAGAAAACTATTTAGGTCAAGACGCACCAAATCTAAATGTTGCGTTTTTCGACATCGAGGTGGACTTTGACCCTGAACGTGGTTACAGTTCACCAGAAGATCCATTCACAGCAATTACAGCCATTACTGTTCACTTACAGTGGCTTGACACACTTGTAACACTTGCTTTGCCGCCAAAGACACTTACTATGGAACAGGCATTGGAAGAAGTTAAAGATTTTCCAAACACACACTTGTTTGAAAGTGAAGCAGAAATGCTTGACACGTTCTTAGACTTAATACAAGACGCAGATATCTTAAGTGGTTGGAATAGTGAAGGTTATGATATTCCGTACACTGTAAACCGTGTTACACGAGTACTTTCAAAAGAAGATACAAGACGTTTTTGTTTGTGGGATCAATATCCTAAGAAACGTAAGTTTGAAAAGTTTGGTCGCGAACAAGAAACATATGACTTAATTGGTCGTCAACACTTAGACAGTTTGGAACTGTATCGTAAGTACACCTATGAGGAACGACACACATATCGATTAGATGCTATTGGCGAAATGGAAGTAGGTGAAAACAAAACAGTTTACGAAGGTACACTTGATCAATTATACAACAATGACTTTAAAACGTTTATTGAATATAACAGACAAGACGTTGCACTACTTGATAAACTTGATCAAAAACTAAAGTTCATTGACCTAGCAAACGAACTTGCTCACGCAAACACTGTACTACTTCCAACAACAATGGGTGCTGTTGCTGTAACAGAACAAGCAATTATTAACGAAGCACACAGACGTGGCTTTGTTGTTCCTAATCGTATTACAAAAGATCAATTAGGTGATACACAAGCGGCAGGTGCGTATGTTGCGTATCCTAAAAAAGGACTACATGACTGGATTGGTTCAATGGACTTGAACTCACTGTATCCAAGTGTAATTCGTGCGTTAAATATGGACCCCGCAACTATTGTTGGGCAACTAAGACAAAATCACACAGAAGAATTTATTGATGAGCAAATGCGTCTTAAAAAGAAATCATTTGCGGCGGCATGGGAAGGTAAGTTTGGTAGTTTAGAATATGATTACGTCATGGAACAACGTAAAGATATTGAAATTACTATTGACTGGGAAAACGGCGAAAGCGACAGTCTAAGTGCCGCACAAGTTTATCAACTTGTATTTGACAGCAATCAACCGTGGATGTTGAGTGCTAATGGTACTATCTTTACTACAGAGTATGACGGTATCATTCCTGGACTATTAAAAAGGTGGTATGCAGAACGTAAAGAAATGCAGGCAAAGAAAGTTGCCGCACAAGATGCAGGAAATAAAATTGAAACTGCTTTCTGGGATAAACGACAACTGGTTAAGAAAATTAATCTTAACTCTCTTTACGGTGCTATTCTTAATCCTGGCTGTCGCTTTTTTGATAAACGTATTGGCCAGAGTACTACATTAACAGGTCGTGCTATCGCAAAACACATGAGTGCAAAGGTAAATGAAATTATCACTGGTGAGTATGATCACGTAGGCAAAAGCATTATATACGGTGATACTGACTCTGTGTACTTTAGTGCTTATACAAGTTTACGTGCAGAAATTGATAAGGGTGACATTCCTTGGAACAAGGATACTGTTATTGCTTTGTATGATCAAATTTGCGAAGAAGCAAACGAAACGTTTCCGGCATTTATGGGAACGGCTTTTCACTGTCCAAAGAGCCGCGGCGAAGTAATTGCGGCAGGACGTGAAATTGTTGCTGAAAAAGGTTTGTATATTACTAAGAAACGTTATGCGGCACTAATCTACGACAATGAAGGTTTCCGTACAGACGTAGATGGTAAACCAGGTAAAGTAAAAGCAATGGGTCTTGATCTTAAGCGAAGCGATACACCTGTGTTTATGCAGGAGTTTTTAAGTGAAGTATTGTTAGCAGTACTAACTGGCGCACAAGAAGAACAAGTACTTGATATGATTACTGACTTTAGAACGCAGTTTAAGGCACGCCCTGGTTGGGAAAAAGGTTCGCCCAAACGTGCTAACAATATCACAGACTATCAGGCTAAAGAAAAGAAACAAGGCAAAACAAATATGCCTGGACACGTAAGAGCAAGTATTAACTGGAATACTCTTAAAGGTCTTAATCACGACAAGTTTAGTATGAACATTGTAGACGGAATGAAAGTTATTGTCTGCAAACTAAAAAACAATCCAATGGGATATACATCGGTTGCGTATCCTGTGGATGAACTACGTCTTCCTAAATGGTTCCAAGAACTACCATTTGCGGACGACGAAATGGAATCCACCATTATTGACAAGAAGTTAGATAACTTAATTGGCGTTTTGGAATGGGATATTAAATCAACCGAACAGAAGAATACTTTCAATAATCTATTTGACTTTGATTAGTATTCGTGTATAATGTAATAGAACGGAGAAAAACATGAAAGACATTTTACAAGATATCGTAGCACATACACACGCACTTGGCTTTTTGAACATTGTTAAAGTCAACGGCGATGATGCACAAACTGGCATTGACTCTATGGCAGAGGATCGCTCAGTTATTCTACAGGCAAATACTAAAGCCGCACAGGTAGAAATGAAAGGCACATTTGGTATGCCTAACCTAAATAAACTTGACATTCATTTGAAATGTCCAGAGTATAAAGAAAACGCAACTATTGATGTTGTACGTGCTGATCGTAATGGCGCACAGATTCCAGTAGGTATTCACTTTGAAAATGCCGCTAAGGACTTTAAAAACGATTATCGTTTTATGAACGCAGAAATTATTAACGAAAAACTTAAGACTGTTAAGTTTAAAGGTGCTCAATGGGACGTTGAAGTATCGCCAACTATGGCAAGTGTACAACGTTTTAAGATGCAGGCAACTGCTAACGCAGAAGAAACTGTATTTACTGTAATTACTGATGGCGGTGATCTTAAGTTTAAGTTTGGTGATGCAAGTACACACGCAGGTGAGTTTATTTTCCAACCTGGTATTAATGGCTCACTTAAAAACGAATGGGCATGGCCTGTACAACAAACACTTGCTATCCTAAGTTTAGATGGTGACAAGGTAATGAAGTTTTCAGATCAAGGTGCTATGCAGATTAGTGTAGACAGTGGCTTAGCAACATACGATTATATTTTGCCAGCACAAAGTAAGTAATTAGGAACCTAAATGAATACAGACTTAACTAAAGAACAAAAAGACTACGCAGTCTTCTTACCAGCAATTAGTGGCTTCTATGCTACGTTTATTGGTAAGCAACGTCGCGAAGAATATGTAGATAAGTCACGTATTCCTTTTCCTAACAACGAAATGGAAGGTCTTAATTGGTTTAACAAGAAAGACGGACTGTTTAACTATCACTGGAGTTTGTATTCAGCAGGACACGCCGAACTTGATATTAACAAGGACGCACCTAAAGAATTAATGATCCGTGATCGTGATCGTGAAAACAGTTGGCTACTCGGTGACTCAGGTGGTTTCCAAATTGGTAAAGGTGTATGGGAAGGTGACTGGAAGGATCCTAATTGTCCTAAAGCACAAAAGAAACGTGAACAAGTTCTTGCGTGGATGGATGCTTATATGGACTACGGTATGATCCTTGATATTCCGGCATGGGTGGCACGTTCACCTGCAGGTGCAAAAGCAACAGGTATCAGTACATACATTGATGCTGTTAATGCTACTAAAATCAATAACGATTACTTTATGAAACATCGTACTGGTGCGTGTAAATTCTTAAACGTACTACAAGGTGAAAATCATGCTGATGCTGAAGATTGGTATCAACGTATGAAACACTATTGTGATCCAAAGCAGTTTCCAGATACACACTTTAATGGGTGGTCAATGGGTGGACAGAATATGTGTGATATCCACCTTGCACTAAAACGTATTGTTGCTTTACGTTTTGATGGGTTACTTGAAAAAGGTGTACACGACTTTATGCACTTCTTAGGTACTTCAAAACTTGAGTGGGCAACGCTTTTAACAGATGTACAAAGAGCAGTTCGCAAGTATCACAATGAAAACTTTACAATTACATTTGACTGTGCAAGTCCGTTCCTTGCTACAGCAAATGGTCAAATATACTGTGAACTTGAAACTAAAGACAGAAGTAAATGGGTATATAGAATGGTACCCAGTATTGACGACAAAGCATTAGCAACAGACCTTACTCCGTTTGGTCAAGCATTTGTACGTGAAGGTAAACACGGAAGTTTTAAAGACAGTCCAATTACACAAGGACTAAGTGCAAAAGATATTTGTATCTATGCACCAGGCGACCTAAATAAAATAGGTAAAGAAGGAAAGACCTCCTGGGATAGTTTTAGTTATGCTATTCAAATGGGCCATAACGTGTGGAGTCATATCAATGCAGTACAAGAAGCGAACAGACAATACGACAGCGGAATTATTCCAGGTATGCTCGTCGAAGAACGCTTTGACAGGGTATTTTTTAGAGATGTTGTGGAAGCAATATTTGCAACGGACAACCGCGACACAGCGAATGCGGTGGTAGAAGAGTTTAGTAGATTCTGGATGAGTATCATTGGTACACGTGGTGCTACTGGTAAGAAAACTGTAAATGCTAGTACATACTTTGATGCACTATTTGAAGTTGAGAAAACTGAAACTGTTGAAGAAGACATTCACGAAGATGGTTGCTTTACAGAGGAAGAAGAACATAAACTTGAAGAACTCGAGGAGGAAGTATGATTACTAAAGAAAAATTAGAACATCATAAGGCACATTTAGAAGATCAGCATAATGATCTTCATAAACGTATTGAAGTTGCAGAGATTGAACGTGCTCGTGATGATCTTGTTCAAAATATGAAAAAGAAAAAACTTGCTCTTAAAGATGAAATTGAAAAATTAGAAAAACAAATACAGGAACTTGATAATGAAGCGTGATTATGCAGACGGTGTAGTAAAAGATGATGTTGTATATTTTACTGGTTATGAAGTAGAACGTACACCTGCATTTGATATGGATACTCTGTTTGTTGTTGGATGTCGTCCACTAGATGAAGTTCTTAAAAAGGCTGAGCAACATCACGTTGATCATATCTATCTAGGTGCTAATCAAAGTTTTCAAGTAAAACTACCGCACGGTGATGACGCTACAAACAAAGCATGGGACACACTTGTATACGGTTTGCTTAA